TGAGGGTACACAAGGCAATTTCGCCTTCTGGATCATTAAGATCATTGAGTGGTTTAGTTGGAAGATTAATCTCACAGCATAGATTGCTTTGCTTGATTGGTGCTACGTCTTGTTTGAAACTGCCGTGATCATTAGAGTTGTCAACGTTTTGTAGATAAATGCGTCCAGTGTCTTTGCGCTCTGTCATAAACGAACTAAACAGATCAATCGCCTTGATTGTTTTCTTGCGAAGGCGTGTGTTGCGCTCGGCACGTTCATACAGTTCACGGAATTTGTCTTGGTCAGCAAAGAATGCTTCATATAATCCTGGCACATCGCTTGGTGAGAATAATGTAATATCACCACCTTGAATAAGACGCTCGTACATTAGTTTGTTGAACTGTACACCATAATCCATTTGACGTACACGATTATCTTCGATGCCTTTGTTATTCTTTAGAACAAGCAAGTCTTCTACTTCTAGATGCCATACTGGATAATATAGGGTCGCTGCGCCATTACGAACGCCGCCCTGTGAGCATGACCGAGTGGCTGCCTGGAACATCTTAAAGAAAGGAACACAGCCGGTATGATAAGCATCTCCCTGACGAATAGGTGATCCGATAGCACGAATGCTACCAGCGCCAATACCAATGCCAGCTTTTTGTGATACATATTTTACAATACTGCTGGTTGTTGCGTTAATACTATCAAGACTGTCACCAGTTTCGATAAGAACACAGCTACTAAACTGTCGCTGTGGTGTGCGAACTCCAGCCATAACAGGAGTTGGCAAACTGATGTCAAAGTTACTAACAGCATCATAATATTCTTTGACCCAGCGCATACGAGTATTTGCTGGATAACTACCAAATAATGTAGCCGCGATAAGCATATAAGCAGCCTGTGGTGTTTCTTTAATTTCTTTTGTTACACGATTTTGTACAAGATATTTGCCGCGCCATTGTTCCATAGCAGCATATGTAAAGTTTTCGTCTCGCTCATGTTTGACATAATCGTTTAATTCGTTCCATTCAGCTTCGGAATAAAGTTCAAGTAACTCAGGATCATAAAACTTATCAGCAACATTACGTTGTACAAGTTCGAGCAAGTGACAAGGAGTAAATGAGCCATATACCATTTTGCGCAGATGATATAAGATAAGACGACCAGCAACCCATTGGTAGTTTGGTGTTTCTTCTGAGATAAGTTCACTCGCACTCTTAATAAGTGTTTCCTGAATATCATCACTTTTGATGCCGTTGTAGAAATGCATATTACTCTTGATTTCTACTTCACTCGCACTTACACCATTAATGCCTTCGCAGGCATAAAAAACTACTTTGTGTAGTTTATCTAGGTTGATATCTTCTTTTAATCCGTCTCTCTTTGTTACTTGAATTTTGCTCATACGTTTTTGCTTTCTCTAGAATATATAATACTGTGTTCAGGGTTAGGATACCTGAAAATGATTTGAAATTTTATTTGTTAACTATATCTTGAATATCGACTCGATAAGATGTCAAACATTCGGTAGTGTTGGGTAAGTTACTTATCTCGCCGTGCTCATAGTTAAGCAAGTGTTTATTGTCTATTAGAACACATAATGTCTGAAAACTTTTAACCGTATTCGTCATGTATAATAACTCGTTGGGGATATCTCTGTTAGCATAATAGATTGTATAACTCATGCCCAAAGCCAGACTATTTTCACAAAAGTCACCCTGATGTAACATTTCCCACGGTGTGGGCCAGTAAACTGAATTAACGGGGTCAATAACAGCATTGACTAGCGGTGCGCTTTCCCACCAATTAACAACAGTCTTACAAACTTCTGATGTATCCTCGCAATCCAAACTTCTGCGGAATTCTCTCCACATACTTAATCGCTTACTTGGAGACTCGAACCAGGCGGTATTTTTATTATTGCTCATTGTTCATATTTATATTCGATTATACACGATAAAACTGGGCAACTTTGTTTGCCCAGCTGTCAGCCCAATGCTTAAATTCTTCTTCTGCTACTTCAAATAACTGAAATTCGCATTCGCCACTACACATAAAGATGGCAATATTTTCGATCTTAGTCTCGTACAACTCATTATGTGCTAACGCATATGCTGCGCCTTGCATAAAATAGTCGTCGATCCATTCACGTTTCTTAGGCTTGTTTGTTTGCTTAAAATCCATAATTGTTTGTTTACCCTTGTACATACCGACAAGGTCAGTGGTACCAGCATATAGCTGTGGCATACAAAGCATAACCTCAGTGCCCCATATTTCATCAATAGTAGGCTCAATATTACGGATAACCTCAGCAGCCATAGCTTTGGCTTGCTGATGGACCATATTGTTACCTGGATTATATGTTTCGTACTCGCCTAGGCACCAGTGTTCTAAAATATTGTGCATTACAGTGCCGCGATTGCCGGCACTTGTGGTAATACGCTGAGCTTCTTCAACACCAACTCGCTTTCGCCAATTCTGTAGAGTCTTGCGCTTTTCTTCTGACTGAGTAGCACTGAGAATGGTAGTGACACTTGGCACCGGATCGCCCCAAGGGTTCTCGTAAAGGCGTTTGCCGTCTACTTCTTTGCGTTTCAATTCCTTATAGGGGAATGGAGCTTTAAGTTCTACCATGATTTCTCTTCTTTTCTATTAGATTCTATTATTAATATTAATATACACCATGTCATCACGAATGTCAAGCATTATCTTGATAAATAAAAGTGTAGTTCACGAGACAGCAATCTCCAACTACTCTAATGCTTAAAAGGAGCAATCAGCATGAATATTTATCCCTCTTATACCTATCATATTTCCTGGACAAAGCAGGACAAACACTATTATGGTGTTCGTGTAGCGAATCAGTGTTCGCCAGAAAAGGACTTATGGATAGAGTATCATACTTCATCCAATATTGTCAAGTCATTTCGTGAAGAATACGGCGAACCAGATATCATTCGTGTAGACCAGACATTTGACACAAGAGAATCAGCCACAGAATATGAGATTCAATTCCTGACAGAGAACGATTGCGTGTTCTCGCCCGAATGGCTAAATATGGCAGCGTTTCCGCTGTTTGATAATCGCGGCAAAAATCATTACCTGTATGGAAAAACTCCTTCCGAAGAAACCAAAAGAAAACAGTCTGAGTCGATGAAGGGCGAAAATCATCCCATGTATGGAAAAACTCGTTCCGAAGAATCCAAAAGAAAACAGTCTGAGTCGAATAAGGGAGAAAATAATCCCATGTATGGAAAAACTCGTTCCGAGGAATCTAAAAGAAAACAGTCTGAGGCGCTGAAGGGAGAAAATAATCCCATGTATGGAAAAACTCGTTCCGAAGAATCCAAAAGAAAACAGTCTGAGTCGATGAAGGGCAAACCTCGTTCCGAAGAATCCAAAAGAAAACAGTCTGAGGCGAGGAAGAAAACGCCACACGTTACATGCCCTCACTGTAGTAAGACAGGTGATGCCGGTGCTATGAAAAGATGGCACTTCGATAACTGTAAGAGAAAGATTTAGAAGATTATTAGTTCGCCCGTACTAGATACACGATCTACAATAACTAGTCTGCCAGAACTGTCACCTCTGCCTGATTTGCCGTATATTTTCGGAATACCGTTATCATATGTCGCTGCTGGGTCGAAGGTCTGATCTATTCTCCGGGCTCTAAGGCGAAAGAATAAATCTTTGCTATTGGCATAATCTGTTGCGCCTATCAGAGAACCGTTTATTTTCACTACATTGTCTTGCTGTTGATAATCTACATCCATAGGTCCGATATACATATAATCAATCGGTCCGCCCATTGCCCTTGTACCAACAACCAATAACAGCTTGTCGTCATCGTTCAATTTACCAAAAGTATCAGGCAACTTATCGCCCGCTTTGAATCCTTTGTCTAATAGATTTTTATGAGCAGCAGTAAAGAAGTTGCTGCCTATGTCGGGGATAATTGCTGTTACTCCTCTTAGACCACCGCCTGCCAATGATGGAGCAGTAGGACCTTTCATCGACAAATTAAATGACCCACTCGTGGTTTCTAACACAATATCAGTATATGGTTCAGAACCAGATGCCTGTCTACCAGTAAATTTAGTTGCGCCAGTGACGCCTTTTATACTAGCCTTGTTGGTGATTAAGTCAATAGGGTTTCCGTTATTCTGCGCAATAGATTTCTCAATCGCTTCCACAAACCCATTTTCTTGGCGTTCAGCATTCATGCCAGCCATTTCGTCTATCTGTGTGTCTTTGAATTCGATGAAGCGCATGATGATATCCTGTCTGTTTTAAATATTTATCTTGGGAAACAGCGTATCATTGATATGCCGTTATGTCAAGCTGAATTTTACCAGGTAATCTGCCATTTGAATGTGCGACCGGTTAGGGTGCTTGTGACACGCTCTGCTGTATAACCTAGATTGGTGAAATATTTCTTTACTTCATTCATCTGGTCACGCTTAGATTCATCGTCCACGTTGCCTTGCCATGCGTTGAAATACGATGTGCTGCTAGGGTCAGTTGCGGTATGTGTTATATTATCGGTAAATCCTAGTTCAGTGTTTGTATTGCCAGCGCCAACAATAACTTCCCACGCACTTGCTGCCGGAGCAGTGTATGTGATTACTAGATTTTTTGATACGTTCTTGCTTGCTACAACGCCATCTACCGCTGCATCATTAATATCTGCGATGACACTATTCAGATTATTACCAGTGACACCTAGAGTAATAGTACTACCTGCTATGATAAATGTATTTCCAGCAATCGTGGGATTAGCAACTGTACCAGTGATAGTGATTATTGGAGTACTTTCGGTCATTAAAGTACCGTCCTCGACAGTAACATTATATCCACCAGCTTGTGATACTGTTATGACCTGTGACATAAGATAGTTGACTTCATTAAAGATAGTCAAATCATTTCTAGCTGTTGATCTTGCCTGGGTGCTGTTGATATAATATGTCATTTACTTGTCTTTCATAATCTGCTTTGATGCCATCTTCTTCACTTTCTCGGCGCCACCATCATCTCCATCAGGAGAAGGCGGAAGAGCATTGTTGAGGGTTATTAGTTCTTTAGTGGCACTGCCGACTGAAGCAATCGTGCCTAATAAATCTAACAAGTTTTGCATTTCGAGAACATATCCAGTTGCTTCGAGCTTAGCAAGTATAGCGGGGGTACTAACTTTACTAAACCCACGAGCTTTTGCTCTGGAAATCATTTCTTCCAAGTGATTCAGAAGATCGTCTTGTTCAACAGATTCTATTAGGTCACGAATTTTCATATTAAATGCGTTTCATCAATGCTTGAAATTCAACTTTATTCATGCCTGCCTTTGACGCTGCTTCTAGCACCTGTCTTTTAGCAGATAAAACACGCTGTTCAGCAATTGCTTTTCTTTCCATGCGATCAATAACACTCTCGGCTTTTAGCTCACGACCAGTATTGTTTGGTGCTCCAGCAGAAGCAGCATCGCCGCCAAATTCATCAGCCATGTCCATTTCTGGTTCCATATCCATATCCATGTCCATGTCCATTTCTGGTTCCATGCCCATTTCAGTTGGCTCAGCACTGTTAGTTGGTTTGCCTTGTGCCTGAAGAGTAGCATTTTCTAGTTGCTCTTTGGCTTGCTTAGATTGGTCAAGCAAGGCTGCTAGTGCGGCATCTGCTGTGGCGTTATATTCTTCAGCAATGTCGAAGCCAACTTCGTTTTTCATTGCGTCTACGATTGGCATAAGTTCTTGAACTTGCATTTGAGCAATGTCTTCTACCATTTTTTGTAGTTTGTCAACTAGCTCTTGTGCTGCTAGTAGTACTTCGGCTGATGCTAACTCGTCTTCCATCAACTTACTTTCTTTCATTTTCTGTTTCATTGGTTTTCCGTCCGTTCTGGCTGGTGCTACTTCATTAATATAAGTGCTTAGTTGATGCTGAATCAAGTTTAGTTTATTATATTGTGGATTTTCCCAATATGTCATATCACTTTCTTTGATAGCTTCCATTTTAGTTTTAGTTGCTGTCCACATACGTCCAAGAGACTCCGTGGTCATACCCGCTAGGTCAACACTATGACCAAAGGTTTTTTCTAACACATTGTTCAGCTTACTAACGCTGTGTGTTGCTGATGATAAATCATTCAAATACATTGTTTTATTTCCCCGTTTTATATATTTATAGCCTTTTGAGAATTTTCCGCTTTGCTTCAATAACTTTTGTTTTAGCCGCCGATGCTTTCGCTAATGCTATATTCTCATTTTTCCCACGTCTTGCTCTCGAATTATGGGACCACACTTCGTGTAGCGCAGATGTATATTCAGTGTCGAATTTTACCAATTCTTCAATGACTTTGCCACCCGTGTCTGTCATGTATTTCTTAACAATAGCCATAGCAGTCTCGAATAATGCTAGTCCATCATGTAGAATGTTATTGGTAGATATATCTACTATATTGTAAAAACGCTTGGCTTGCCCAGCAAATTCAATTATTACTATATCAATTCTATAGTTACTTACCGCGACACTTGATTCGGTAATATGTTGTGTCATAGCAAATCGTAAATCCACATCATTTTTTGATGCTTCCAATAATTTATCGGAAGTTAAATTAACTTCTTGTTCTATTACTACTGGATCAAAGATATCATTCATGTGTTTACCTACTATAGTTATTTACGTTTAATTTATACATCACAGTTTTATTGTCAACGAGTTTTTCTAGTATGCCGCGTGATACCAATGTTTGTGCTACATGCTGCTCACGCTCATCTAAATTTTGTTTTTCTAGTAGTTTACCACGGTCGTCAAAGTTTTCTTCGAGAAATTCATTTTCTCTACTGTTTAACCATGTGTAAATTCCACCTTTTGTAACTATCGCTCTCATTGTGGCTTAATGCCTCTTGCGTTCATTACGTCGGCTCTCATATTATCATACGCTGCGCGATTTGGTGCGCCAGTAGGAATGCGCTTTTGGTCACGAGTTTGATTACTGGTAGCGCCTTTTTGGGCGATATTGAATTCATCATTGGCGTTTTTGCCCTGCGCAGCAAATCTCTTTTCAGTATTCTGCTGAGAAGATGTCATCTTGCGCTGACCTGCCTTGCTGAAACCCGGGGCAGGCTCATCATTATTGCCGTATCCCTGTTCAATAATATCTCTTACTTTCATCTTAGCGCCTTTTCGGTTTGTTTAATATTTTTAACATCTTACTTGCTGGGTTTGTTCGTTTAGTACGAGCAGATTTTGCTTTTATTCTGCCGCCCATCTTTGCCTTTGTCCGCATAAGTGTCATGCGTTTTTTGATATCAACAGGCTTACTACACTGAGAAGGATCACTCACTACTCTGCCAGCACGGTGCCCTACGGCACAGCGAAATTTTCTCGTTAGTTTCGACCCTTTACGGGCCCACACGAGTTGTGCTTCCACAATATTGTTGTTTGATGATAAATCGCCTAGTTTCATACTTATATTTATCTGTAAGTACGAACTATATTAAAGCATTATTAACGCTATGATGGTACTCAGTACGCCAGCAATAACAGTCGCGGCTGCGCCAAGCATAGCAGTTTTGATTTGATTGGATGATTTCATATTCTCAGCCCGCATATCTTCCATGGACTTTCGGCTATCTTCACGCAATGCGTGAACAAGCAACCGAACCTGCTCTAAACCTTCGTCAATCTTATTAACCTTTTCTTCCAAGACTCTATACCTTTCTGCACATAAATCTACGTGCGCCTCCAGATTTTGGCGTTCAAAATTCGTTGTTCTAGTGGACATAGATTCACTTCCTGTTTCTTCTTACAACTTATTGCTAAATGCTTATTGTTGTTTTGTTTAGAGGAGTCTTGGTATTATCTTAGTGTGTTGCCTATTAAAGAGATCCTTGTCTTGTGGTATCATCTCTCTACACTAGTATTTATTGCTGTCTACTCTATAATAAAGACTATGTTTTTCAGTTTCTTATCAAAACTGTTAAATAAATTTATTTTAAACTTCGCTGTTTCTGTCAACCCTGATATAAATGCTGCGCCATCAAAGTCATTTTCTAAAAAATGTACTTTATTTGCGTGTTTATCGAACACGTCCGTATGCTCTGATCCAAACTTCATCTTCCACACAGGATGTAGTCCCTTGTGCCCACTTCCGAAGCGTAAACCGTCTACATCTGGTGTCTCTAATACAGAGATAACAGGTTGTATAGGCTGGCTACGCAGCCCAATTAGCTGGTATACAGTGTTTAGATTTTGTTGTTGATTGTACCCTGTTATATCATCACTGTTGGGATTAGTAACATTACTGTCAGTGATATCCACCAAGGTATATAGTGTATATGATTGTAGCACAGATATTCCTTAAACTAGTGGTCTGTGAATTTCTTGACCCAACTTGAATCCAGAAGTATGTCTACTTACCTTACTGCCCTTAGCTTTAGCAATTTTTAAATCGTGGTTCTTGGCCAGATTTTCGATTATACTATACAGTTCACTTCTAATAGCCTTTGACCTGTAATACAATAACAATTTATTATACACCAATTCGTGCTGTGAATCATTGATTGTTTTCCAATCGGCGATATTGCGGCGCATCATTTTAAATGCGCTGTTGTTTATTTTCAACTGACGCTCAAGTGTTAGTAGCCAGGACTCAGGAGAAGATATTTGTTGATTGCCCGACATCATTGTTAGAAATCTTAATATTTCTCTCTCGTTCAATTTGCCAGCATTAACCAAGCGGTGAATTGCCATATACAAATCTGTACCAGCACGACGGTAGTGATTAAAGTCTCTGTACTGAATTGTCTGCGTAGCATAATTTCTAGCAAGGTTTCTGGTGTCTTTGTTATTGTAAAGCAACCATAGTGTTATAAGTGTGACAAATGCGAAGTCAGCGACATCTGATTCATTTGCCGTTTCTGCCTGCGCACGAGTTCTATACATCGTGCTTTCATTAAGTTCTTCTCTTATGAAACCAAAAGAAGGAGAAGCACCGTCTTCCAACGTGTGTCCTCCTTCAATCTTTGCCCATTCGCTTGCTGTGTATTTCTTATTCATAATACTATTTATTCTGTTAGGTCAGCACGAATATTTTTAAAATTTCTGCTTTAGCGCTTTACGTTCAAGTTTTCTTCTTTTTCTTCTTTCTTCTGGTGTCTCGTTATGAATAGTTGCGGAATCAATTTTTATCTGATTACGGATATTATTATTTTTCTTTTTGTTGGGTTTTCTCTGGTTACGGACAGAGCCGGCGCCGGCATCGCTTCTTATCTCTTTGCGTATATTATTTTGTTTTCTTTTTTTTCTAAGATCATCACGGATTTTTTCAAGATCAGACCTTAGTTCCGTCGCTATGTCGTTCATCTCATCTTCAAGTTCCTGTAGATCAGATTGAATCAATTCAGGCATTGCCGTTAATATAGTTTGTAACTCTCTTATGTCTCTACGAAAATTTGTAGTTTCGACAACTGACGCACTACTGGTTAGTCCGGCGACTTTCACAGATAATATATTAATGGTTTGTGATTGCTGAGCAGTCCACCAAACAAATCCAGATATCTGTAGTACAATAGCTACTACGACTCCTATGCTAAATTTTGTATTCATTATTAGTCTCCCATTAAGAGACAAAGTCTCTGTACACTAATATTTATTATTACCTGCAGCAAATTAAAGACTACAGTTAATTCACACTCGGATTTTGTATTTATTAACTAATTGTGAATCGATGTCTAGGTACTAGCTTAACTTTATTTCGAGCCGCAACATAACCTTCGCCGCCTGGTTGACCTGCTATGTTGGCAGTCACGTCCATTTGTGTGCCATCTAGTTGATCAATCACGTTGTTTTTTAAGTTTTGGATTTTCAATACGATATCGAACAATACTGGCAAATACTTGCTTTCAGGTAATGCTAATATCTTTGTCTTTTTGTTATCGCTTACCTTACTGTCCTTTAACCAATCAAAGAATCCTGTTGGCAGTTGATCCCACTTGCCTGCTCTACTCATCTGATTAACATAAGTGTATATGATATTCTTCATATCACTAAGACCTGGCTTTGGTGACAATAGCTCGTCAATACCTGCGGCATTCTTTTGAACAATCGAACGTATCTGGCTAACACCGCGCACATCAACTTGCGGAGACTGTTGAGCGATAACAGGCGGCATAATAAACAACTCGCCTTCGTTTAGCGCTGTTGCCGATGCTTGACCTGTATTACCAGAAAGATCGGTAAATGTGTGAACAACTACGCCGGCTCTGCTTCTAGCAATACGCTTGCCGATTGGACTTTCTGCCACAACTGTGTATGTTACTTTATTGGGTGTGAATACGAAACTACCATCGTTCAGTTCTGGCGTTGTGCTGTACAACAAATCGCCGTGAAAGAATCCACGAGTGTTGTTTGGTACGCTGCTTTCAAATTCGTCCCAGATTGCTGCCATACCTGCTGCGTACTGTTTACGTGAATCTGTAGCTTCTTTACCACGTGATAATATCATGCGCTGTAAATCTTTTGAACTTTTTACTTTACCGTCATATCCTTTAGCGCCAAAGCCAGCTAGGTCTGTAAGAATAAAGGCGCCTGTTTCATCACGTCCAAATATTACCGCAGGAGTTCCGTCCCACTTGATACTAACGTCACTAACGTCCATGCCAAATCTCTCTAGCGTATCCAGTGCCTCAATAGCACCAGCACTGCCGTCTACAAACACCAAATCTTCTAGGTGTTGTAAATTGCGGCCTACTGTGCGTTCTTCCGATAATAGTTCATACATTCTCATTGTTAAGCTTCTTTCCAGTTTCTGTCACTTCTTAGATCGGCTAGTAGCTTATCGCCTGCTTCCTGTCCAAGTGCTGCCATAATAGATTCGAGGCTGCCTAGGTCCTTGCCAACCGCATTGGGTCCAAGTAGTGCCTTGGCAATCTGATCAATGTTATTTGATACTAATCCGTTTGGATCTTTCTTGCCATTTTCTAATCTACTAAACAATCCTTGGTAAGGGCTCCACAACATGTTTTGTTGTTTAGCAAGATATGCCATTGCGAGTTGCTTATGAACACCTTTGAACTTGCTGCCTTGTGGAATAGAATGTGTGTGATATGTTGCTGCGTTATTTGCGTCTGGGACAACCATGATATCAACCTGATGAATATTGTCATCAAATGGCACAGCTACGTGAACACTAGTGCCACTTTGACCAGTGGCGAACCCAGCTAAATCAAATAACTGTCTTAGCTTCTTGCGGATGACTGGATCTTTTTCATCTTCCATTCCGAAGTGCTGCTTGAGTTGGGTGATATCTACAATCATATCCAAGTCGCCGCTAATTTTTCCAGGAGTTGGAGTAGCGCCACTGCCAATAGGAAGTGCTGTACTGCCAGTTTTTGCCAATACAGAATTGATTTGTTTCATCAAATCAGGGATAATCGCGTGATCAAAGTTAACACTGTCTGGAAAGACATTGCCGCCCTCTGTCATTAACTCTTCTTGTCGTAGGCGTTTAATTCTCGGTCCGCGATTACTGCGTCTTCGATGCGCCCCGCCCAGTATGTCTAGTATCTTCATTTGCTTTAGCCACTCCTCTAGCGAATTTTTTTACATCCTTAGTTTTAATACTGTTTACCAGACGCTTATGCAAATCTGCCGCAGTATCAGCGTCATATTCTTTTTCAATCATCTCCAATAGATTAATTGCCGTCCCGATAATGTGAGCAGCATTAGATTCGATGATTTGCTTCCTGTCTCTGCGAGGAGACATAGAATTAATTTCTTCCAATAAGGATTTTGTTTTTTTCTTCATTATAACACTATTTAGCGGGTTTCTAGTTAAATATAATAAGTTGAGACTTTGGTAAATTAAGAACTTATGGCATTTAAAATAACTGCTGATTAACTTGGACATTAAGATACCATTGCTAATAAGAAAATGACACCATCAATGGGAGCAGGCATACTAGGCTTACGATTTACAATTACAGATATCTCTTTAATATCTCCCGCCTGTTGTTCAGAATCATATATAAACTACGATAAGACTACACTACCAAATGTCTCAGCTACTACTCTCTTCTTTTTAATAAATTGTTTAGTCTGTCAGAATTATTGACAGCCTGTTCGCTCGGTGGTCGTTCGTCTGCAACTTGGCCTCCTGCCGTGACTGTGGATTTAGTTTTGAGACTTTTGTAAATACTCGCTACTTGTCCTTGTTCGCCCTGCTGATCTTCGTCTAGGTCAGTAATACGCATTGTGTTAATGTCGTATCCCAAATCTAGTTTAGTACCAACGCCACTACTACTCCGTGTTTTCATAAACTGAATCTGTACACGGCCACGCTCACGCATTGCTCTACTACTAAAGATACCAATCAAGTTATCCGCAGTATTAATCTTACTGATACCACCAGCAATGTGACTATGGTCAAACTCGACCTCGTCAACAGCGCCACGGTTCAACTGTGATGCGGTAACAAATAGTATGTTCAATTCAATCGCTAGGTTACGCAGTTCCTCTGATACATATTTGTCTTTGATAAACTGGTCACTTGGATTTACCTTAACGCTAATCGGCATCATAAGATCCAAATAGTCTACAAACAATCCATCAATCTTTACATCATTTTGGATTTGGAATTCCTTGACATATGCTTTAATATCGTTGACAGTAGCGCCGTTTGGCATTTGGATCATCTGTAATACGCCTGCTTTTATGCCAGACATTCTGACTTTTAGCGCAGTATCTTCTGAATTTCGCATAACATCTGATGTACTCTGATTTGTAACCATAGCATCAATACGCATACTACACAGTTCTTCACTAAGCTCCAAACTAACATACACCACATTCTTGCCTGCTAGGCTCCAGTTAAGTGCCATATTCTGCATAAACAAACTTTTACCACTACCACTGCCGCCAGCAAAGATGTTAAGCTCGCCTGGATTAAAGCCGCCGTAAAGAATGTGGTCTAATGTTTTCCAGCCTGTGCTGTTTTGTCCACGATTGTTCTTGATCTTCTCAATACGACCTGCCGGATCATCCCAGTAGTTTAAGCCAAAGTCCTTAGCAAGGCCAATGCTCACCGCGTCTTTGATTAGTTTCTCGACGCTGCCATATTCGTGCTTCTCCAGCATATCAGCGCTTTCAAGGATTGCTCCCTCAAGTGCTTTATGTCTACAAAACTTTTCATACTCGTCCATGAACCAGTTCTTGTGATCATCTGTGATTTTGCCATCCATGTTGTCCAATTGAACACGGGTCTTGGCTAGAATCTGCTCGTGTGTTGGCAAATCACCATATCCCTCGACATGCTCTTGGATGAATGTCATTGCCGGCTGAAACTTACGAGCAAAGTATTTCACACTGCTAATCGCATTACACCGGACAAATAGATCCTTCTCAGCAAGCAAGAACTCTAGATATAGTTTCTGTAAATCTTCTGTGTATTCTTCGCTCATTAGACGCCTATTTTCTTTAATATATATTCTTCACGGGTATAAATCATTTCCCAGTGCCGTGCGGCAACAGGAACATGACCATCGTTATCAATCTTTATAGCATAAACCCAATAGTTTGTCAACCAAATACGCCTATTTGTGATATCTGATTTGACAGGTAGCCAGGCAAATTTTCTCTTCCATTCGCTAGCTAGGTTGGACATAACACCAATCGGTTTCAAATAATTTATCCTTAATCTTTGCAGTATTTCTTGGCCATGACCTGTATCTTTGTGCCGTTTGTTTCAACACTTTCAAGTATGCTTCTTACCGTAAATAATCTGCCATATTTTTCCACTGCGTCGGCAGCGTCTTTTATTTCATCGTCCCAATCAGGAAAACTAACATTCCAGCCATGTGTTATGGCTGCTTTAATCATATCCATGCCTGCTTTGTCAGCATCGGGCAATAGTATTACTTCTTTTTTTAACTGATCCACCAAACTACACTGGGTTGGACTAGGAGTATTGCCAGCCATAGCAACACCGCCAACGAACAATGCGTCGAACTGGCCCTCAGTAACAATAACATACTTATTGTCTCGTTGAGCATCTAAATTATACACATAGTTACTGGGGCTTTGTAGGTAATATTTGGGTATCTTCTTATCCGGTGGAGTACCAACAAATCTTGCTGTATATCCCACAATCTTATTCTTGTAATAGAATGGAAGTATTACTCGATTCGCAAAGTGACTGTGTGGGCTCCAATACCAGTTATCATAGAAATCTAATCCACGATGATGAATGTATTCAACAGCACTTATGAATTTCTTTAAGTTACGCTCACTTAATGAAGCTGTGTCCACCAGATGTAATAACACACTTTCTTCTGGCAGTTCAACCGTAGTCCAGTCTACCACTATCTTGCTGGTTTCTTCTTTAGTTATAAATTGACTAGCTATATTTTCATCGTCTTGTGCTTTAAGAATTTCGAAATTAACCCGCTGGATTTGAGCAGGGTCAGCGCCAAGAGCTACTAGCAGTTCTTGTAATCTGCCATTTATTTTTCTACCGTCACTCCAGCCTGTTTTGAATCCACAGTTAAAGCAATTATATTGAAACTTATCATCCGCAAACATAAATCCGCCGCGCTTACGAGTATCAGCAGTATGTCCGTGAGTTACACACATAGGGCAGTTGCCACTTGTCCAGCCGCTGGGCGTTTTTCGCCAGCCACCGGGTATCTGTTGTTGTACAAAATCTAAGACTATCATATAACCATCTTACACGCTATGTGTTGAATTGTCAAGTAGTTTTTATGCTCTGTATAGCACTTTATCAAATGTTCCAGCATTAGCAACATCTGGTGTATGGTAAAATCTTACCCACATAAACATACCGTCAAAAGTAAACGGAGTAAGTCCAGTGTTTGCTGTAAACTGCCATTGAGTATCATACTGATCTGGGTTCAATTCAAGATGGAACCAATCACTCTCGGATGGATTAGTTTCGAGACTTCCTTGAGCAAAGAACTCTCCAGTGTAGTTTGTTGTATACACAACAACCGTATTAGTGCCGTCAGCATTATAAGTCTGTGCTGTACTAGAAAATCTGCCAGTGTAGTAACTATCGACCTGTTGATAAAATGTACTATCACTTGCGCTAGACTTTACTTCGGATAATGGATTTGATTTTACTTCTAGGACATAGCTTATACGAGAATTTTGGTCACTTTGTAGTCCGAAAGTTCTGCCGTCCTGGTCTGTATAAGTAATAAAGAGATCGTAAAGTCCGGCAGTTAAACTCGAAGTATTATCACTGGTAAGCTTCATAATTAATAGACCAGATTGATTGCTCACAGGAACAAGAGTTTTTGTGACACGGACACTGTTAGATGCTCTATCTACGATTTTTGCAACAAATGTTTTGCCAGTAAGATTTACAGGCTTACGATCACTGTTAACGACATAAAATTCTATGTCATGGTCGAGTCCGGTATAAGCATAGAGGGGTTTATGATTTTGAGCACCATAATATGTCGTGCCACTGCGGGTAGGGAGAAGTATTTCTCCTCGTTGATTGAAACTGTATGCGGTACCTTGGTAATTCATTTGTTATATCTCCATAAGTATTTATTTAATAAGTAGAAGTATCATGACACATATTCCCAGAAACTACCAAACATTACTAGATGATTTCCCATTTTTGACACTTATCACCTATGGCGGCAATGAATATCTAGGTATTATACAAAACATAGACAATAACTTGGCTAGTATGTATAATTTTGAAACTATTCGCACAAAAGAAGATAAACAAGAATTTTTAGACTTAGGCGAAGAATGGTGGTGGGGAACAAATAGAACGATCCCTATCAATATTATCTTTAGAACAAGCTTTCAAAAATTCAGACCTGTGCTGATTACTTTCAATATCAAAGACTTTGTTGTCCTTCATGGTCCAGTAATCAGCCTCAGTGATGTGATTCAAAAACGAATCAAACGTAGAAATATTCAGTTAATTAAAAAATCTAAGTAGTACGTAACGAATAATTAAACTGTGGATCAATGGCCTCGAGTTTTCGTGCTGTTGATTTTTCTGCGATATGCAACAATAGAGCACGGCGTGTTTCGTTTGATTTATTTGGCATAGTGCTGTGTATCAGCCTAGGATGCCAACACACAAAACTACCAGCGCCAGCAGTATATTGCTTATAGTTGTCCGAGAAAAACATCCTCCACACATCTTGATTATCCCGCATATGAATGCCATCGTAGGTATACTTGTGTGTACCAGGCACATATCCAGTTGCTCCGTTATGTTCATTAAAATCACACATCATTACCATGAACTGTAATCCCAATAATCCCTCAGCATATCTGAATTCTTTGAATCTATACGGAGTATCAATATGCGGCCTGATGAAATTCATACCAGGCTCTAACACAATAAAATCTTGTACATGCCATACCCAGTTATGTTCGCCAAACGCAGCGTTTCCCATGGGCGATAGGTGTTCTTTGATTTTTTCTATATATGAATGCTTAGCATGTGCTGTCCAATAGTAGGCCCAGTCTATCTGCTTATGTGGATCATCCATTTTACTGACCGTATTCCATCCGTGCCATTTCAAGTTTTTGTCATGGCCGCGTTCGGGAGGCAATGTCTTGGCATATTCATTCAATTCAGCAATTTTTTCTTTATCAAAAATATCCTCGTGAACAGTGAACCCAATATGGTCAATGTCATTGATAAATCGTTCTCTATTAATTTCCATTCGTATCTCCTAATTTTTCGCATAATAAATTCATATGTACCATTACTGCCATTGCGTAAGAAAACGAGTGGGCTTTTTTAAAGTGATATGAGCCATCTACTGGCTTCGTCCAGACTTCACTGTCAATTACATCCCAAGACGAATCTGAAAGATGTCTCTTAGACGGGCGAATAATTGCGAGTGCTGCTGCTAACTGTGATAGACTAGCAGGCTGTAATTTTTGTAGTAAGGCAACATGTCCTGCTAGATGAAATACCTGATCAACAAATTCTTCATGCTGTAGCAAATCCCACAGAGGCTCTTTGTTCATAAGTTCTTCTAAATGACTTTCATCACGGACTTCTTTATAAATCCCGACATTAAGCAAGTCGAGTTTGAAGAATTCCACATCATCAGCGCTTTTATAATCGTATGTACACATACCGGTAACAGGATCAACCGGAACATGGTGAGTGTACACTCCAGTATTATGCCTGCGTTCTGCGATTCTCGCCGGCACATGTTTGATTATATCTAAGATGTCCTGTCTGTTGGCAAAGTCAATATCAATATCCATATTATCCGCCCAATGATCCACTAGCTGGCGCATACCATTCTTTTTGGTTATGGATACGACCGAGTAAATCACGAATCTCAGTAATTTCTTTTTTCATATTCTTAGAGTAGATGCTTGTTGGATCCATCGCCACACTCATGGCGCGGCGATGAATCTTTCCATTCAATGAATCTTCAATCAACGAGATGTCATTTACTGTTAATTCAAAGTTATGATTTGGCTTAACCATCGTCGAATCTTTTAGTCGTTAACTTTGACTTTGATACATTCGATAACATAATCATCAAGAACTACATTATCTGTCAAGCCCCACTGTGTGCCATCATAGGGAACATAGTTGGTTGTGATATTTTCTGTGATTGACCGCATTTGCTTTTCACAGCCGCCATACTGTCCAAATGGACCCACTTCAGTAACTGGAACGCCTTGAATTACAATCGCTACTACCCATACAAAATTTAACATATTATTCTCTCTCTTTGTTTGTTTTATTACACTATATTCAGTATGAACATAGTGATTCTCTTTTCTCTGTTGCTA